GTCTTTGTCATGCTTCTCATCATACTCAATGTCTTTGGTTACGTCTTTGCCATCTCTACCAGCATGATGATAACGATCATACTTTGCATCACGCTTTACTTCACGTCCGGCTTTTTCTGCACGGTCATCTCTTTCAACATCAGACTCTTTTTCAACTAACTCTGCTTCGTTGACACTTTCTCCCATTACAAGTCTGTCATAACTTATCTTTTTCTTGCCACTTTTAGTTTGAACTATATATTCTGCAGGCTCTCCCATCATATCTTGATCACTAATTTTTACAACTTCAAGCATTCCATACTTGTCATGCATTACTGTATCACCTACTTGTGGTGCACTCTCATCATCATCTGATTTAGGCCATGATGCCTCCGCCAGTGATTGCATTCTAAATTGATCAGGATACAGTACTGTAATTGCCGTACCATTTGATTTCACTCTTACGTCACCTGATAATCCTGCTTTCCCAATTGCTTTTTCAAAATCACTAGTATCTTGTCCAGGACCGTCATTGGCAAACTCATAGCCTGTTCCTCTAGTGGTTCCTGTAATTATTTTTAGTCTACGCATACCTGAACGGCCACCAGTTAGCTCATTGTATTGAGGTTGTCCAAAGTGTGTTTTAAATAATTGACGTATTAATTCGTGTTTGGTTTGTCCACCAGGTCCTTCAAACATCTTGTCGTCTTTTTTCTTCTCTGGTAAACCATCTGGACTTTGTTTGTCACTAAACGGTGTATAAGTGCTTTGCTTGTTCATTTTGGCTGCATCAGCGGCCGCCATGTCGTCAAACATCTTGTCCTTCTTGGCATCTTTTGGTAGACCAGTTTCATAGTCTTTGTCACCTTTGCCAAATGGCTTATAGTCTGCTTGTTTGTTTAACTTTGTTTTTTTCATAAGGTCCTCTAGACCTTTCTTCATCAAAGCCTGATTATCTTCTTTCACTATCTCAGGTGCATCAGCAACCCTTTTTAGTTTGGCTAGTGTATCGTAGATATTGTCCATTAGTAGTTCCTTTTTCCTTTAACATTTTTACCCGGAGGGCCGTCTTTGCGATTCTCCGGAGCCGAACTACCGTTGGCAGCTTTTACGACCGGAATCTTGTTAGTACCCATAATAGGACTGTCTACACTATTAGGAGTATCTGTTGTAAATTTTGCTGGAGGTGTCTTACCACCTGCTATTGTGAAATCACTTGAATATTCGTTGCCCACTACTTCTCTTTTGTAAGGATCAGCGGCATAGTATGCACTTGCTTTTTTGCTTTCTGAACTTTCTGGTTGTTCACCTTCTTCAGTACCTAGTACTGGATTAGGTTGCTGTTCATAGCCTTTGATTTCTTCATCAACACTGTTAGCATAGTCTAATTGTTGCATAATAATATGATTTGGATTGATTCCCAACAACTCTGCTATTTGTGTAACTTGCGGAGGTGTTGCTGGATAATTGAAAGTTACATCCATAAATGTGCAACTATCATTTTCAGCATCTGGAAAGTCTGCGAGTACTTTTTGTATTGGAGTCTTCTTTGGTTCTGTCATCTTTACGACATCAAACTGTTGAAGTTTTTCTTCCAATGCGTTTATTAGTTCTGGTTCGCAATCGCCTAGTATTTTGATTCTATAATCAAAAGTTTGACGTGTTTCAACCAGGTATTGTGCAAATGATTTCATCTTATGTTCCTTCTATGCAGTATTTAGCAGACTAGAGCTCATTTCTCTTCTTTGTCTTTATTTAATAATCGATCCAAAAGTGCGTTTCTATCTAGTACAACGCCGGTTCCTGTTGCAATATCGTCATTATTTGCAACTGCCTTTTGATCTAAATTTGCTTTTTTAAGTTGTAAATCAACCATCTTAAGTTTCTTGTTTAGTTTTGCAGTTTTAGCAGTGATAGCATGTCCTAGCATGGTGCTTGCTACGCCAAAGATATCGCTTGCCCATCTACTGTCTACGTTCATACCCAAGTCCATCATATCATCAAAGCCTTTTGTTGCTTTGTCAGCAAGATCGTCCATTTCAGTATCGCTTGCTTCTAGACCTCGCACTTGTGGTAGTGCGGCTTGCACTTTGTCAAGTTCACTGAGTGTGTTTTGCATGATTGGGTTGTTTTCTGGCTTTGCTTCAGGGACGTTATCAGGAGTTACTTCGTCAGGTAATTCATCTTCTGTTGGTAGTTCAAACAGTTCTTCTAGTTTCTTGGTCATGTGCTTCCTTCAAACATTCTGGACATACGCAATCATGTAACTCTGCATTAATTGATACCAATGGTTCTATCATGCACCAACAGGTATAATTTGGATCACAAGTAAATCTAGTATTACACAGTTCGCAAGTCTTCATTTTACTTATTTACGTTTTCCACCTTGACGGAAAATGTCTTCCTCTGTTATTACTCTAAATGTTAAGCCACTGCGTTGACACCATTTTTGTGCGGCAGCCCATTTTGCGTGGTTGATTGCAACGACCATTCTATCTCTGTTGTTTGCTTTACTTTCAAGAATACTCTGCTTCTTTGGTTTAATTTCAATTAGTTCTGTGACAATCTTATTGTGTTTGTTCATGTATTGTATAAGGAAGTCAGGAATATAACGTGTTTGTTTGCCTGTCAGAGGATTGATATAAGGAATCACAACACTTTCGCTTGACCAATTAATGATATGATCATTACTATCGCAAAATCTCATAAATGCTAGTTCCCAACCACTTCTATATTTAGGAACACCCTTGCCAGCATACTTTTGAGGATTCATCACAACATAATGACCTTGCTGGAACTTGTTAGCCATGATTCACCTATATAACTATATTGCGGGCAGTATATTGATTTGGAGTTGGAACAGTGGTTATACCAAGTAAAGTTGTATTACTGCGTTGATTATTTAGATAATATGCTAGAGTAGCAGTGATTTGTATTTGGTTCTGCTTAGAAAGTTCGCTTAATAATTGCTCAATTGGAGTTCCACTGTCTTCGTTGATTTGAAATACAGATAGTGTAAAATTTCCTGCCTGCTCTTTGCTTGCAAAAATTCCTGCAAAAAAACTATATACAATATCATATTGATTTTGATCTATAACAAGTTCACGTTGATAAAAATCATCAAATACTCGAACTGTTGGATCTGTTCCTGGATTTGTATAATTTACAGTTGTCATGAATTAACCCCTGTTGTTAGGATTTTTGCCAACTTGACCCGGAACACTAATTGGTCCATCTAAGTTAGCAGGATTTTGATTTGTTCCTGTATTGGCCGCCTTAAGTGTTGCTGCCTGTTCATTTACTGGTGTAAATCTTGCTTGCTTTGGAAAAAAACCAGATCCCCGAGCGGCTCCTGGTAGATCTTGTTTTATTACACTTCTGGCCATATTAGTTGATTCAGTTTTAAACATTTCATTTAGGTCACGTCCTTTAAAAGTTTCAAAAGCAGTACCGCCTTTTTGTATGGCTCCAACAACACCTGCTAGATTGCCTGCACTTAAATCAGTAATAATACCAGCACCTGCATCAATCAAACCACTCTGTCCAAAGATAGTAGCTGTTGCCCCTGGGCGTGACAATGGTGACTTTGTTGTATCGTAGTTGGCTGCATTTCCAAAACTTGGAATTTGATCATCTGGCGAACTACCGTTTATTGCACCATGATAGTATTTTACTGTTTCGTATTCAAAAGTAAAGGTATTTTGCATTATGCCATTACCTTCACTATAATTGTAAGTATCGTGCTCAAATCCACTGATGATTGGATTTATTAGCACATAGGCTGCAAATTCATGATCGTTGAATCCAAATATAGTTATGTCTCTAAAGAATGCTGGCTTGCCACCTCTGGTGTTTGTAGGACCATCCATATAACTTTCGCCAATGTATCCCCAGTCATTTATTTCTCTGTCTTGTGTGTAGATATCTCTAAAACCATACGGATATGCCGCACCTGGATCAACACCGCTGGCATTTTGTCCAAGACTACCATTTGTTACTGCGGCCTCAAGGTATTTTTGGCTAGCGTCTTTGTAGTAGTATGAATAATAGTTATACCATAGCTCTCTAGCTAGGTCACTGTTATCATCATGCATTATGCATGTTATTGGATCATAATCTATTTGTGTTTGAATCTTGCGTTTTCTGTTGTACTGGTTCATAGTTTCAACAGAAAATTTATATGCAGGAAGTTTAACTTCCTTCACAAGCATACTCAAGTTCGCAACGTCTTGTGCTTGAAAAACTGCTTGAAGTTGTGGTATCAGTTGAGAATTGATGTTAAAAACAACATGGAATAGAAACTTCTTGCGTGGAGAAAGGGCCGAGTTATTACTGCGAAACGTTTTGCTCGCATGTGTATAATCTCTTAAAAAGTCGTTTCCAAAAAATCCTTTTGCTACATCGTCGCCAAAAGCCATAAGTTACTCCTCTAACTTAATTAGCCAGTTACAACGTCACCCAGTGTTCTTCCTACTGTAGCACCTACACCAGTTCCGAGTGGTGTCTGAACTGCGTTGTCATAACGTAATGAGCATTCGATTGTTACAGGATCTTTTGATGCATAATCTAAGTCACCATAGTTCGCACTTACTAAGAAGCAACCATATAATTCCCAAGTTTCAAGTACGTTTGGTGCACTTGTTCCGTTACCACCGTCTAATACTTCACAACGTGTAACAAACTTGTAGTCAATACCTGAACTTGCACTTGCTTGTTCTAGTGTATCCATTTGCTTTTGTATTTGCTCACCAACAAGTCTACTTACGTTTCCTCCAGCATCATCTCTAAATGTTGCTGAAACAGCGTCCCATGTTTGACGTCCGGCAAGATAAATTCTACTGTTGTAAATTGGTACTTCAATTTCTTCAAAGTTAATAGTTGGTCTAGTAAAAGTCATTACCTGTTTGGTAAGTTCTGTTCTAGGTGTAGACACTCCCATATTCTCAAATACCACCCGGTAGCGATATTTTAGTTTTGGCATTAACAGTCCTTGTGTAGGACTGGATTGGTCTGACGCCAATGGTACTGTCATTCTTGTTAGCGATGATACGGCCATTTTCTAATTCTCCTTATTACAAATATTATTTATCAAAAATTTGCCACAAAAAAATGGAGCCGAAGCTCCATTTCTATTTTTTCTTGTTCTTAGGTTACTGCACTTGAACTTGCTACGTTACCTGCGGATATTTCACCTGTGTTTTTAATTCTAACTGGTATGTAGATAAACTCAACAGCTTTAACTGGCTCAATTGCAACATCAACATATAATTCGTTAGCGTCAATTCTTGCTGGTGTGTTGTTTGAAGTATCACATACTACCAAGTAGTCATATATACCACGTTTTGCAACTAGATCAATCATCAAGCTCTCAACTGCATTTTTGATCTCATCACGTGTTGTAGTATCATTTGGCTCAAATACAAAGTTCTTACCGATAGTTTCTAGTCTTCCTCTAATAAATGCTACAAGTCTTGCAACGTTTATTCTATCTAGTGAACTTTGAGTAAAGGTTGTTTTATTACCATAGTTGAGTATACCTGATCCAGGAATAAATGTAATTGGATTGATACTATTTGAATATAATGTATCTCTAAGACCTTGTCTAACCGCAGTTTGCGTAAACTCACCTGTAGTTGCATCAACATATCCAATTTGACTTGCATTATCAACTGTACCGCGTCTTGTACCTGCTGGTGCTAACCAAGGAAAAGCAACATCATCTGAACGTATTACCGTTCTCAGCATCATGTGTGTTGCTGGTGCAACCACTGTTGTGCCTGATAAGTCTGTTGTTTGACAACTTGGATAGAACACACCAAAGTATGGATCGGCAGTTGTTAGACCATCGCCATTAGCATTGGTTGCCCAATTTGTAATAGCTGTTCCTGTGTCTGCAGTACGCATTGGCATATCACTAAGAACGAAACCTGTATTGTTTCTTTCGTTATTTAGAGCAACTAAATTATTTGCTAGTTCCTCATAGTTAGGGCAACATAATAAGTTGAATATTTTCTGCTCTTCGCGTAATTCTTGTGTAGCATCAACACTTGCTTTTAATGCTTCTACAACAAGTGCTCTCACTGCTTTTCTACCAGCAAACATTGCGCCATCTGTTTGATTACCACTTGCAGTGACCCATGCATCTGTTACTGTTGGTAATGCACCGTAGGTAGCAAATGGAAAGTCAGATGAATTAAAGTAATCAACTTGAAAGCTCTTTACATTAAATCCACTACGTCTTGTATTATAAAGTAACATTCCTGACGGATAAAGTGTTGGATCTGGCTTGTCTAGATCTAAATAGTCGCTTGTGAGCAAACCCTTGATAGTAGGTATGTCGCCTGTAATTGGATCAGTTGTTCCGTTTCCGGCCCAACGTGCATCAGCAAATAATACGCCATTTTGTCCTGTTTGATCTGAGTTGTCAATTAGCACCCACTGATTAACTGATGCTACACTTTCCCATCTATAAATCAATGGCCAGTTGTCTAAGTCAGCAGTTGAAATCCATATATCTCCGTATACTAATGCACTATCATCGCTTTGCTTTGTTGGTGCAGTTGAAGATACAATTGGTCCATCTGGTGATGTGGTACTTAGGTCAAAACCTCTAGCATCACTGGTTACATTTTGATAACCTTTCCATGTTCCGCCATCTTGTATCATAATATCAATTTCATTTGTTGTACTATAATACCAGTATGTTCCATCTGCTGGATCAATACTTGGTGCAGTCGAACTTGCAGTATAAACTGGAGTTGTACCAAACCCTAATGGAATCCAGTTACTTAGAATTAAATCTGCGGCAGTTGCCGATCCGTTTCTAACTTGTCCAGTTGTAATTGCGGAACTTATTCCACAATCATTTACTGGATCTCCGCTTGTGTCTTTCAAGCGAATTACTCCACCCTCTGTATGTTCAATTTGTATTGCACCAGTTGATGTTACTCTTGCAGTTGTATTTGCTACATTTGCGGCAGTAAAGGCTGTAACAAAGTCTGTAGCACTAGTGCCTTTCATCGTAGCAGTTACCGCAGCAGTAAGTGTATTACTGTTTTTTGCACTTGCCTGAATTGTAAAAGTTTCTTCAGCAATAAATGTTGGATTATCTATTGTTCCTGTTACAAGTGTTGCACCAGTTGTAAATCTTTCAAATATTTTAGTTGAATATGTATCGTCATCAAATACATCATATTGAGAATACAAGGATCCAGTTGCAATATTTGTTCCACCACCGGTAGGATCTAATGCTTTTAATGCACTCTGATCATTTGTGTAAAGTGGGTTATTAATTGTTGTAAATGTATCTGTTGCTACTGCGTACTCTTTGACTACTAAGTTAGCACCAAGATTTACATTGTTTGTCTTATACCAAATTGATCCTGTTGGATGCGGCTCTGTGTCAAAGCTCTGCCATTGCGGATTACTATAGTTTGGACCAAAATGCACCACTGGAGCATAATAAGGTTTGCCTGATCTTGATGTACTTGTTGCAATACCTAACTCAGTTAACAATGTTGAATTGTTACCATCATCAATCATTACAATACCGTTTCCATTATCGGTTGAACCATCGTTAGCCGCAGTGCCGTCTGCATAAATTTCTAGTTTATTATCTGAACTTACTAACGCACTAACGCCTGTGATACTAGCACTATTAATATCACTAGCTATAGTTGTCAAACTTGTTCCACTAGCAGTTACAGAAACGTCGTTAATAACCATGCTATTACCGGCAGTCACTGTTGGATTTGTAGCAGTCCCAATCACTGTTGGCCATGAATTCTTCCAATTAGCACTTCCTACCAGTACCCAAGTATTTGCATTTACTACTGGGTCACTTGAAGCATTACCTGGTGTCTTATAGTATAAAGGATTGCTTGTGTTTGTTGTGTTGATTGCATAATCACCAATACTACCTATGCTTGCTAATGGTAAGCCACTTGCAGTTCCGCCAACTAAGTCTGCAACATTTGTTATTACAGTTGGAATTTTGTTTGTAAAAACATTTGTTGTTGCTGACCATTCAAAAGCACCAAATGTACTAACACCTGTGTCAAACCAATAAGTTCCATCTGCTGGATCACCAGTTGGACGTGTAGTTGTAGCAGTAAGCTGACTTAAATCTATATCTGCTCTTTGAACATATGCTCTATTGCTTACTCCCAATGCAGAATAGGCTGCTAGTAAACCATATTCATTTAGTTCGTATCCGTTAATGCTTGTGCCAGCGGCAGTACTATAAAAGAACGGAGTTCCAAATGTGGCCGCTAAGTCTCTCTGCGATGTTATTAGATAAGGTTTATTTGCGTTGGCTGCAGTTGTTCCTGCGGCTACGCCAACTCCTGCGCCACTTACTTTGTTTTGTGCAGTTGCTATCAAAACAAACGGTACTGAATTTGTTGCGGCTGGTAGATAATTACTTTCGTCTATTATGGTAACTTCTACGCCCGGTGATGTTAGTGCCATGTTTTTCACTTCCTCTGTGTTAAAATCTCTTACTGATATTTATAAGAATGTTCCAAATAATGCCGTAAACACTGCCCTTTGCAAAGGTTTATATTACTAAATACCCGTATGAACAGGCCTATTTGTAATGCATGCAACCAACGTTTTGTTGCTATTAATTATATTCGAGAAAACAGAACGCACTATCGCACCAGATGCGACAGTTGCATAAGACGTAAGCGGAAAGTAAAAGCAAAAGAACCCCGTTGGCGATCAAGTGGCTTTAAGAAAAATCTAAAATGTGATAGATGTAATTTTGTTGCAAAGAGCGGAGCTCAAATACTAGTATATCATATGGATGGTGATTTAAACAATGTTAGTCTTACCAATCTAAGAAATGTGTGTTTAAATTGTACAGTAGAAATTACAAGGCTGGATTTACCTTGGCGTGTTGGGGATCTCGTTGAGGACTAATTGCTTCAGTTGATCAAGTGTGTTGTTATTGTAAATGGTAGTATCAAACTTGTTGTTGAGATCAATCCATTTGTATTCACTTGAATGTATATCATAGGCTTCCATGAGATTACCGCCAGTGGTATTATCTAACATAGCACAACCATACCACTCAGGAACGTCTCCACGTTGCACACGCCAAATTTGTCCTGATAGTTCTCTAATCATATCTTGTTCGTTACGGAACCTCACATCAGGTATCACATAATCGCCTGGGTTGTCAAGTATCTGTTGTTTTAATAAACTTACCCACACACCATCATAGTAACCGTTACGCATACAGTCAGTGCCAAATTCTTGCAAAATTATTCTTGGGGTAATTGTTCTACCAGTTTCTTTAGACCAAAACTCATCTGGTTGCTCTCGCCAAGATCTGCTTTCATCAGTATCTCCTTCTAGCATTGCTCGATCATAACCAAATATAGTTGCTACACCGTCTTTCAGTTTGTCAGCAAAACTTACTTTTTTGTATCCTTGCTCAACAAGTATGTCTCCTACCGAGCCTTTGCCTGAACCTATTAAACCACAAATACCAATTATCATTTTAGTCCTGCGACTCTTAGATGTTTTAATGTTTGTTGCAATAGATCAATCTGTCTTCTACAATCTTCTAATGCATGGTGACTTGCACGTGGCTTAGGCAAGTCTGGATACAAGCTATAAACTGTACGTGCATCTCTCACATTCCAAAATTGCCAGGGTATAGGCAATCCAAGTTGTTTGAATGCATTTTCTAGTATAACCATGTCAAATGTTGTACCATTAGCCCAAGTTAGTTTGCAATGAAAACACAACTTGCTCAGTTCCTCAAGTGCTTGCTTTAGGGGTATTCTTCCCTCTTCACCAAATGCCTCATCCTGTGCTTCTTGTGGTTGTGTTGCCCACCATTCTACAGTCGAGTCATCTACTTCTCTGTCGGGTTGACTGTCTACATCAACTCTTGCATAGTAATCTTGTTTTTGGTAACCAACACTAAGTGGATCAAAGGTTTGGGCCGCTATTGTAAGAATACAAGCGTCAGGGCCAGTACCTACAGTTTCTATATCTATCATAATATCCATAGTATCATTATAACAGTAAATGAAACTATGTCAACCTATTTTCTTGTTTTTACTGTTTTCTTTGTGCCAACTGTGCCTTTGAGGCTTGATTTAGGTGGCTTGTATGCTTTTTGAACTTTGCCACCCGAACTTACACTGCCTTTACGCAGTTTGTTCAGCATGCCTAATAGCCTACTTGCTGGATTTACTCTCTTGGTCTTCTTTGCTTTTCTTGCGGCAACTTTGCTTTTGGTTTTACGAGTCACTTTCATTTGTGCTCGCTTACGTTGATCTATAGGTGCATCACAGTCTTTAGCATTGCCAACAACACGACCTCGTCTCGTACCACTGGTGCAACGCCATTTTGTTTTTAGTTTACTACCTGATCTGCTGAACACCATCTCGTGTTCGTTGACAATCTCAGGTTTGGTAACAAATTCTTCGACACGCATTAGCCAATAACCCAAGACAGTGGTTGTGATCCATCTACATACATCTTAAGCTCTTCAATTTTAGCATCCATGATAGCATTGCCTTCTGCTTTCATCTGTGCACCGTTAAGTGC